CTCCTAGCCCGCCACCTGGCCGGCCACGACGACGCGCAGCAGATCAACCTCATCAACGAAGCGCAACGCGCCCTCGCCGCAGCCAACCCAATCAAGCACCCCGTCGCAGCCATCCAATGGGCGCCCATCGAACAGGTGCAAGCCAACGACTACAACCCCAACAGCGTCGCCAAGAACGAGATGCGCCTGCTGCACACCAGCATCAGCCACGACGGGTACACACAACCCGTCGTCACCATCCGAGACGACGCCGGCAAGTACGTGATCATCGACGGCTTCCACCGCTACCTCACAGCCCGCGAGAACCAAGACATCAGCACCAGCACCCTCAACCACCTACCCATCGTCGTGCTAGAGAAGAGCATCAACGACCGCATGGCGAGCACCGTTCGTCACAACCGCGCCCGCGGCAAACACGCCGTCACCGGCATGGCAAGCATGGTCTTCGACCTCCTCGACCGCGGCTGGCCGGACGACCGCATCTGCATCGAGCTAGGCATGGAGCCAGACGAGCTACTACGCCTCAAGCACGTCACCGGCTTCAGCAAACTCTTCGAGAACGTCGAGTACCGCCGAGCCTGGAACAGCAAGCGCCAGATACAAGTGCGCCGCAAGTACCAAACCGACCAAGCGAAGGAGACGCCATGAAGATCACCGACTTGCCCCTCACCAGCATCCGCCCCTACTGGCGCAACCCGCGCTTCAACGAAGGCGCCATCGCAGCCGTCAAGGAGAGCATCGAGCAGTTCGGGTTCAACACCCCCATCATCGTTGACGCCGAGAACATCATCATCGCCGGCCACAGCCGCTACAAGGCGATGCAGCAACTAGGCGCCGCCACCATCCCCGCCATCATCCTCGACCTGCCACCCGCCAAAGCCAAGGCGTACCGCATCGCCGACAACCGCACCAGCGACCTCAGCGAATGGGACTGGAGCAACCTAGTGCCCGAGCTACGCGAGATCGTCTCCGAAGTCGACATGAGCGTCTACTACCCCGACGACGACCTCGACGCCATGCTCAACCAAGCAAGCGGCGGCGCGTACACCCCGCCAACCGCCGCTCAGATCAACGCTGCAGACGATCGTCTGCAGACCACCTTCGAGACCCGCAATGACCGCGAGCTAGCCGGGTACGTCACGCTCCTCTGCCCCGAGTGCGGCGAGGAGTTCGCCGTGCAACGAAGCGACATCCTAGCCGGCCGCGACCAACCCCAAGACCGACGTGACCCGCCGACAGAACCGACATGACCCCCACCCCGCCCCGCAAGAAGCGCCGCACCGTCAAGGAGATCGAAGAAGCGCTGCGTCGCACGTACGGCACCGTGGCAGCCGCCGCCCGCATGCTCGGCATGAATCGGCAGTACCTCCACGAGCGCATCGCCGCCACCCCGCGCCTCCAAGAGGTGCTGGCGGAGGCGCGCGAGTTCATGGTGGACACCGCCGAACTCAAGCTCGTCACCCTAGTGCAAGAGGGAGACGTGCGCGCCATCACCTTCATGCTCAGCCGCATCGGGAAGAGCCGCGGGTGGGGAAGCGAAGTCACCCTCAACCACCGCCGCCTCGACGTGAAGAACATGAGCATCGAAGAGCTAGAAGCCGTCCTCCGCACCGCTTACGGCGAAGAGGACGAAGAAGAGATCGAGAGCGGCGCAGCGCATGACGCGCTCCCCGGTACACCCTGACGACCTCTTCCTAGCCGCCGTGCGTCTCGAGCTGCTACGACGCAGCGAGACACACGTCAAGCGGCACCTGCACTCCCTACCAGCCTTCGTTGAGAACGTCCTCGGCCTGCAACTATGGGATCGCTTCGAGGAAGTCCTCACCGCCATCCAAACAAGCGACCGCGTAGCCGTACGCGCCGGCCGCAAAGTCAGCAAGAGCGAAGCCGGCGTCGCCGCAGCCCTCTGGTGGGGAATGCGCGGCGGCAAGGTACTCATGACGAGCGCCACGTACGCGCAGATCGGAGACCCCCTCTGGACGCGCCTCGACGCGCTAGCGCAACGCGGCCGCCTCCCCCTCCACATCCCCCTAGTGCCCGGCATCATCCGCTTCCCCAACGGCGGCCGCCTAGCCGGCCGAGCAGCGGCGAAGCGCGAGAACCTGCAAGGCCCAAGCGGGCACGACAGCCTCTACATCATCGACGAAGCATCCGGCGTCAAACGAGAGATCGTCGAGGCCATCATGGGGAACGTAGCCGGCGGCGGCAAAGTCCTCATGCTCGGCAACCCAACGCAACTCAGCGGCAGCTTCTACGACGCCTTCCACCGCGAGTCGCGCGCGTGGACAACCCTGCACATCAGCAGCCGCGAATCACCCAACGTCGCCGCCGGCAAGATGATCATCCCCGGCCTAGCCCTACCAGCCTGGATTCAAGAGCAAGAGGACAAACACGGCGCCGACAGCCCCTTCGTCCAGATTCACGTAGACGGCGAGTTCGCCGCCGGCGGCGCCAACAGCGTCATCACCCTCGCCCTCGCGCAAGCGGCTGAGGAACGCTGGCACACCACCATCGGCGACGGCACCCTCACCCTAGGCGTGGACGTGGCGCGCAGCGGCGACGACCAAACCGTCATCTACCCCGTCCGCGGCAAACGAGCGGAGCAACCCATAGCCGCGCGCGGCACCGACAGCCAAGCCGTCGAACAACTCGTCCTGACCGCAGCCGCGCGGCACGCCCGCCCTGGCGAGCGCCCGGTCGTCAACATCGACGTCATCGGCATCGGCGCCGGCGCGTACGACCTCCTCAAGCACCGCCCCGGCCTCGACGTGAACGCCATCAACGTCGCCGAGTCAGCCACCGACGAGGCGTACCGCGGCCTCCGCGACCAAGTATGGTTCGCGCTCGCCACCTGGCTGAGCGAGGGCGGCGCCTACCCACCACACGACGAGACGCGCGAAGACATGATCGCCAGCACCTACACCTTCGACGCTCGAGGCCGGTACGTAGTCATCGAGAAGGAGAAGATGAAAGAACGCCTCGGCAGAAGCCCCGACCACGCCGACGCGCTAGGATTAGCCGTGTACCGGCCGCCAAGCAGAGCGCCGCGCGTAAGGAGCCTCGGGTGATCAACCTAGTCAGGCGCGCACTACGCCTACCCCCCGCCCGCCGCGCGAGCGCCGTCAGCCGCATCGAAGTGCAAGCCGTCAACGGCAGCCAAGCCGTCTGGACGCCGCAACGCTTCGACCGCCTCATCCAAGAAGGTTACGAGCACGCCGTCTGGGTCTACGCATGCGTTCAGGAGCAGGTACGCGTCATCCGCCTCACCCGCTGGCTGCTATTCAACGGCGACAACGAAGTCGAGACGCACCCCCTCCTCGACCTCCTCAACCGCCCCAACGAAGAGCAAGCCGGCGCCGCCTTCCTTGAGGCCGCTATGGGCTTCTGGCTCACCAGCGGCAACACTTACGTCGAACGAGTAGGCGTCGAGAACCGCCCACCCGCCGAGCTATGGGTCAAACGGCCCGACCGCATGCGCGTCATCCCCGACCTCGACAACCGCATCCGCGGGTACGAGTACGAGGTCGGCGGCCGCCGCCACACCTTCGAGCGGTGGCAGATCAAGCACCTCAAGACGTGGGCGCCGCTAGACGACTGGTACGGCCTCAGCCCCATCCAAGCCGCCGCGCGCGGCGTGGACGTATTCAACGCCGGGCAAGCGCACAACCTAGCCCTCATCCAGAACGGCGCCCGCCCTAGCGGAGCGTGGGTCAGCGAAGGCCGCCTGAGCGACGCCGAGTTCGAGCGCTTCAAAGCCGAGGTGCGCGACGCCGTGACCACCCGGCACCGCGGCACCCCGATCATCCTCGAGGGCGGCGTCACCTGGCAGGAGCTAGGCATCAACCCCAAAGACCTAGACTTCCTCGCCGGGCAGCAAGACGCAGCCCGCCAGATTCACGCCGCGTACGGCGTCCACCCCGTCCTCACCGGCCTGCAAGTAGGCACCTTCGAGAACCAACGGCAAGCGCAACGCGCCCTCGCCATCAACATCATCCTCCCGTTCCTCGACATGCTCGTCGGAGAGTTCAACGAGTGGCTGGCACCCGCGTACCCCGGCCGCCTACGCCTCGCGTACGATCGAGACGCCTTCCCCGCCCTCAACGAGGACGAAGACTCGCTCTGGAACCGCAGCAGCACCGGGTGGCGCTCCGGGATCCTCACCCGTAACGAGGCTCGCGTCATGCTCGGCTTCGACGAGGTGGACGACGAACGAGGCAACCTCTTCACCGACGAGCTACTAGGTCGCCGCCTAGCCGCCCCCGCCACCCTCCCCGACGCACCCGCGCCGGCGGAGGAACGCCGCCGCAAGGTGCGCGACATCGACGACGACTACTACGCCGCCCAACGCATCGGCCTACAGCTAGCGTGGGAGGAGAACCTCAACCGCTGGATCGCCGCCCGCTTCAACGAAGAACGCGAGGCGCTAGCCGGCCGCGCAGCGCAAGCCACCGACGCCGCCGCCCTCACAGCCGCCGCTGAGGAGAGCACCCGCGACACCTTCGCCACCCTCCTCACACAGTGGCTCGCCATCGCCGCTGACGGCGCCGACCACGCCCTCATCGAGCACGACCTCAAAGCGCTGCCCGGCGCGCCCGCCGGCAAGCAACTCCCGTCCGGCAGCCCGCTAGCGCTCTTCCTTGAACTCTTCGGCATCTACTTCCAGCAGACGGTGGACTTCGCGATAGCACACGTCGCCGCCCTCCGTGGCGAGATCGCAGCCACCACCCTCCGCCGCGTCAGCGAGGTCGTCGCCGCCGGCACCCGCACCGGCCTCAGCATCCCCGAGATCGCAGAAGAGCTCGACACGTTGTACCTAGACGAGATCATCCCCAACCGCAGCACCGTCATCGCGCGCACCGAGACCATCCGCGCCACCAACTTCGGAGGGCAGCAAGCCGCCAAAGCCACCGGCCTCAACCTCACGAAGACCTGGCTCGCCACCGTCACCGACGACCGCACCCGCGACGCGCACCGGCACGCCAACGGGCAGACGGTACCCATCGACCACCCCTACCTAGTAGGAGACGAAGAACTCATGTACCCCGGCGACCCCGCCGGCTCCGCAAGCAACACGATTCAGTGCAGGTGCTCAGAGCGCTACAGTGAGGCAACATGACCAAAGCCGCGTCGCACCTCCCCGCGCACCTCGCAGGTGCCCGCATCCGCAAGAGCTACGACTTCACCCTCGCCAAGACCGAGGACGACACCGAAGGCATCATCGAAGGGTACGCCTCGGTGTTCGACGTGATCGACAGCTACGGCGACGTCATAGCGCCCGGCGCCTTCACCCGCACCATCCAAGCGTGGAAGGCGAAGGGCGCACCCGTACCAGTCCTCTGGCAGCACGACGCCTACGCGCCCATCGGCGCCACCCTCAGCCTCGAGGAAGACGAGCGCGGCCTCAAGATCAGAGCCGAGCTAGTCATGGACGTTGAACGCGCCCGCGAGGCGTGGGCGCTCGCCAAGAAGAACATCCTCGGCGGCCTCAGCATCGGCTTCTCCTTGCCCCGCTTCGCCGCCGACGGGCAACCAAGCACCTACTACGACGAGGAACGCAACGCGCAGGTCATACGCGAAGTCAAGTTGTGGGAGTACAGCATGGTCACCTTCCCCGCCAACGAAGACGCGGTGCTCACCGAAGTGCGCGCTGCTGACCCGCCGGCGTGGGCCGCAACCCTCACCGCAACGCTGGACGAGCTACGCGCCGCCCTGGACGCGCGTCAGCAGCAGGCGGAGGTGCTGAGCACACTACGCGACATGAAGAGTATGCTAGCCGCAACCGTGCGCGGCTCCGCCCCCCGCCCGGCTCCTGGCACGGAAGTCGACGCCGCTCTGACCGCCGTCCTCGCCGACGCCAAGGCGCTACTAGGGAGAACCACGTCATGAACGAAGAACTCAAGCGCCTCCAAGCCGAGCTGCAGACGCTCGTCTCGCAGATGCGCACCAAGGTAGAGGAAGAGGGCGACGCCACGAAGGCGTCCGGCCTCGCCGTCGAGCAGTACACCAAGATCAACGAGCGCATCGACGAGATCGAAGCCGATCAGCGCGCCCTCCTCAAGCACCTGCGCACCCCCGCCGCCGGCGGCCGACCGCAGGACGACACCGACCTCGCCCTCCGCGGCGCGATGGTCAAGTACCTCAAGAAGGGCGACCGCGCCCTCAACTCCGAAGACCGCGCCGCCCTCGAGCGCCACACCAAGGCACTGTCGGTAGATAGCGACCCTGACGGCGGATTTTGGGTCACGCCCGCCCTCTCCTCGCGCATCATCGAGACGATCAAGGAGACTACCGCGATGCGGCAAGTCGCCACCGTCGAGACGATCGGCAGCGACGCCCTCGAAGGCCCGTACGACGACGACGAAGCCGATGCCGGCTGGGTCGGCGAGCGGCAGGCGCGCCCGCAGACGGACACGCCGCAGATCGGTCAGTGGCGCATCCCGACTCACGAGTTGTACGCCAACCCGGCCGCGACTCAGAAGCTCCTCGACGACGCCGGTCACGACGTTGAGGCGTGGCTCGCCCGCAAGGTCGCCGAGAAGTTCGCGCGCATCGAGAACGCCGCCTTCGTCAAGGGCGACGGCGTAGGCAAGCCGCGCGGCTTCACCACCTACCCGGACGGCAGCAACCGCGGGCAGATCAGGCGCATCCCGAGCGGCGGCGCGACAGGCGTCACGGCCGAAGGCGTCATCAACGTCATCTACGCCATCAAGGGCGGGTACCTGACCGGCGCGCGTTGGCTCATGAACCGCGCCACCATCGGCGCCATCCGCACCCTCCGCAGCGACAGCGGCGCCGGCGCCGGCACCGGCAACTTCCTCTGGCAGCCCGGCCTACAGGCAGGGGAGCCGTCCACCCTCGGCGGGTACCCCATCCTTGACGCGCCCGACATGGACAACATCAGCGGCGGCAACATCGTCGCCGGCTTCGGTAACTTCGGAGCCGCCTACACCATCGTTGACCGCATCGGCATCCGCACCCTGCGCGACCCGTTCACCGCCAAGCCGTACGTGCTCTTCTACACCACGAAGCGCGTCGGCGGTGACGTACTCAACTTCGAGTCGATCGTCCTCATGGACATCGCCGCGAGCTAGGAGACGAGCATGAACCGCGAAGCCGTAAGCACCAAGACGCTCGCCACCCTGCAAGCCGCAGCGACCATCAGCGCCACCGGAGGCAGCCGCTACGTTGACTTGCAGGACGTTGACGCCATGAGCCTCCTCATCGCCGTCGGCGACCTCGGCAGCGTGGACGGGAGCAACAACCTCGTCATCACCTTCGCTGAGGCTGACGACACGCCCGCCGCCGCCGGCAGCTACACCGCCGTGGCAGCCGCCGACCTGCGCGGCGACGTCAACGCCAGCGGCGAGGTCGTGATCGACGCGACGGCAGCCGAGAGCCGCGCGTACCTCGTCGGGTACGTCGGCAGCAAACGCTACCTCCGCGCCATCTGGACTGAGACGGGCACCATCAGCGGCCCCCTCTCCGTCACCGCCATCGGTGAGTACGCCGCCCGCGAAGCGGCCCGCACCGAAGTCACCCTCACCAACGGAGCCGTGACCTGACCGACACGAGCACCGATACGGGCGCCGGCCGCGAAGCGGTGGCCGGCGCCCGTTACCGCGTCATCTACACCGTGGACGCCTTCGGCTCCACAGCCCGCCGGTACGGTGAAGGCGAAGTCCTCACCGCCGGCACGCCTACCCTCCCAACCGACCTAGCTCACACCGGCCTCGCTATGGGCTGGCTCGAGCCGCACGGCAAGGCGAAGGGCGCAGCACCGAAGAACCGCGCCAAGG